GAGCGGCGCTGGCGGTGGCTTCGGCTCTCGTGGTTGCGCCGCTGGTCACCGCTGGGGCCAGTGCTCATACGGGCGATCTGGACGTCTCGTATCAGTGCGACACGTCTACGGGTGAGTACGTCGGTACAGCGACGCTCACCATCTCGCAGACCGGGCTGGCCGGATCATCGAAGTGGCGAGTGGGAACGACCTCGTTCCAGGGGACTCCGAACTCCGACTCCGGCATGGATCGTGGTCCCGTCGCATCCAGCGGCGCGGGAACGATCACTCTCGGCACGTTCCGCATTCCCGGCGACACGACCACAAAGGGTCCTTGGGTCTATGCCCACACGACCTGGACGGACGGGTTCAAGAAGGGCTCGGACGGTCAGTCCTATGAGAACCTGGGTGGCGACTGTCAGCCCGATGACATCGTGGTGACTCCCCCGACGCCGACGTTCACGGACCCTTGTGGCCTGGACAACGCTTCATGGTCTGGCCCGGAGTTCGAGGGCGGCACGTGGGGCTACGGCTCCGATGACGAGGGCAACCTCTACATCGAGGCAATCCCGGCTGACGGCTATGCGTTCCCTGAGGGCGCGCAGACCGAGTGGGTCGATAAGGACTCCGGCGAACTCTGCCCGGTGGAGATTGTTCCGCCGACAGTGGACGTGGCGGTGGACTGCCTCTCCGAGGGTGAGAACAACGTGTTCTCCACGGCGACCAACCCGAACGACGTGACGGTCAACGTGACGCTGGCTCTGGAACTCGACGGCGACGGTGACTTCAACGACTTCGTCGAGGTTCTGCCGGTTGCTCCGGGCGAATCCTCGAAGGGCTACTCGTTCGACGAGGACACCACCCTCGGTGTCCGCGTGCTGTTCGGAGAATCGGTGATCTTCCAGGAGATTCTGGTTGTGGACTGCGAGCCGAACACCGAGGTCTACCCGGTCCCGGCGTTCTTCAACGCTCCGGACCCGGCCCCGACGTGCGCGAGCGCGGCGGAGTTCATCACTCCCGGTGAACTGGTGTCGGAGGGTGAGGTCATCCACGAGGACGAAGAGGCGGGCCTCATCGTCTACCGCTTCGAGAACGTGGACGTGGCGATCTACCGGGATGTTCCGGGAGAGGTCTACATCGAGGTCTACGCCCACGAGGGCTACGTCCTCGAAGACCTGGACGAGAGCCTGTGGGACGTGAGTGAGGACGGCGACTTCGCCAGCCGCACGATCGAACTGGCGGGAGCGATCGGATACCAGAACGAGGACCCGGCCCAGCCGTGCTTCTTCTCGATCGTCAGCCAGCCCGCACCGCCCACGTTCACGGACCCGTGCGGCACCAGTGGGGATGACTTCTCTGTCCCGACCGGCACTGACGAGTTCGCCTACGAGGTCGTCGAGGAAGGTGACACCGTGACCGTCACGGCGTACCTGCTCAACGAGGACAACGAGTGGGCTGAGGGCGTAGTGACCGAGTGGAGCCACACCTTCACGAACGTCGCTTGCCCGACTGGCACGACGCCCCCTCCGACCGCCCCTGCCCTCGCGGCAACGGGTGCGCCTGACATGACGCTGTGGGGAGGCGCGGGCTTCCTCGCGCTTCTCGCTGGTGCGGCGCTCATGACCATCCGCCGGGTTGTCCGGCACTAGGAGATAGACCGGTCGGTCCCGTCACCACTGCCCCCCGTGGCGGGGCCGACCCCTTCTTGCGATAGGAACAGCATGACCAGATTCAGGGCCACCGTGCGTGGCACGGACATCGAACTGCGTGGCTACATCGACGGCCTGGCTACCCTGCGGGTGACGGCGAAGACGCTGGAAGGTATCGGCCTCGTCATCGCGTCACCCGCCGAGGATGACTTCAACCCGTTCGCGATCAGTGAGCCGGACTATCCGCCGACGCTGGAGAGTTCTCGGTCGCTGATCGCAGGGCTGGTCGAACAGACCGGCAACCTGCCAGACCTCTATGAGTACCTGGCCGAACTCCACTTCCGTCAGGCGAACGTAATCCGTGGCGAGCGGTATCTGCGCGAGAAGGCCGAAGCCGAACTGCGGGATCGGGAACTGCACCACTTCGAGACAGAGCAGATGGTCGCCGGGGCATCAGCGGTGGCCGATTCTCTGGAGAAGAACTGGGACAGCGGCGACAGTGACAACGACCTTGCCGGTGCCGTCAGGGATGCGATCGGCTACCTCCGTGGGATGGAGAAAGCGAAGTGAGGCGCGTGGTCAGCATCACTGTCACCGAGGACGACCGCTCGTTCACGATCACTCGGACCATCGACAACTTCTGGCCAGGGAGAGAGGATACCCCGTTCATGGAAATGCTGGACTGGGTGGTTGGGGACACCGTGAAGACGCTGGAGGGACTGGGCCATGGATGACGACGAGGACTTCAAGCCGTCACTGCCGTACAAGGGGACGGAAGGCTATGCCGGATCGGACACAAGTGAGGATGCGGCACGGAAAGCCGTCGTATCTGGCACCGCATCCAAGCGCCAGAGGTACGTCCTCATCCTCGCTGGACGAGCCAAGGAGCGAGGAATCACGGTCGCCGAACTCCGCGATGCCTCTCTTCACCATGGTCGCGTGAGCGGGGCGCTGAGCGTCCTCCACAAGGTCGGGAAGTTGGCTCGCCTGACCGAGGTCCGGGGCAAGTGCAAGGTCTACGTCCTCCCCGAGTTCGTGAACGATCGGCCGACCGAGAAGCACGGTGTCGTACACCGTGCCGACAAGGAGACCCTCGACGCCGCAACCACCGTGGAGAACTGGCTCCGTCGCAACGAAGATGCCGACGCACTCTTCGACTACGACTCCGAGGACCCGATCCAGGGAGCGATCTGGAAACTGGTCAACTACGCACAAGGACGATCCTGAAAGTCCGACTTTTCAGGAGCAGGCTCCACGGCAACCAGTCGTGGAAATCGGAAAGGAACAACATGAGCACGATTTTCAGCGAGGCTGAGTTCACGGCCGCGATGGAGGAAGCGGTCACCCGAAGGGGCGAGGGCTGGCGGTTCCCGCCCAACCGAGACACACCAGGGTTCTACCTCGACGGAGTGCCGACGTACGCCGACGAGCAGGGCAACGCGACCTGCCTGATCGGTGCGGCGATGCACGAACTGCGGATGCCACTGCCGAAGCCGGGGACGATGGGGAGCGCCATGATGGCACTCGATCGGGTGGTTCCGTACCACGTCATGGTCGCCGCTCGGATCGCCCAGATTCACCAGGATGCCTGTAAGCCCTGGGGTGAGGCGCTCGCGATGTATCGGGAGGCTGTCCGCATGGCGAGCAAGCGCGACATCCTGTCGTTCTTCGTCAACGACTTCTACTACGAAGTGGCGAACAGAGTGCTGGGGGTGGGTGCGATCCGGAACGTCAGGGCCGAACTGGTGGCGATGACGAAGACGATCAAGGCGACGACGGAAGCGGTGGAGAAGATGATCGCCGAGAAGCCGGAGCCGATCGCGGCGGCCGGTGGCTGGTGCATCCCGACCGAGGTCGCCTACTCATGGGCGGGCAAGCCCAGCGTCACGCTCAACTTCGAGAACATCAGCCCGCAGACGTACGCGATGCTGACCGGTCCGATGATCCAGCCGATCGAGAGCGTCGTCCTGACCAAGGGTGCTCACGCTCTGACAGCCTGAGCCGTGGCGAAGAAGGCATGCGTCCGATGCGGCCTGATCGGTGAGCGCCACAAGGGCGTCGTCGTCTGCCAGGACTGCAAATACGTCATGTCAAAGGAAGAGTGGGATATCTGGAATGACCGGGTGCCGGACGTAGAGTTGTCCCACGGAAAGGAAGCCGCGTGATGGAAGAACCGATCCCGATCAAGAGGACAGAACCGCTGATCACGGAAGAGGAAGCGATGACGCTCGACAAGGCGAGGCACGAACGACAGGTTCAGTGGGTCTTCCTCGGCCTCGTCTCGATCGTCGTGATCGGGTTCCTCATCCCGCTGTCCGTCTGGCTGACCAGGTTGGCGCTCGGCGGATGAACGGGACTCTCCTGCCGCACCGCAACAAGAACCCTCGGTGGTGCGACCAGTGCGTTCATCCCTCCGTCGGGCGCTACACGAAGGCCCGGTGGATATGGCGACGATCAGGAGAGGCTGACATCTATCTCTGCACTCAACACGCAGACACGGTACGAGGGCTATGAGCAAGGGCCGGACCTTTTGGGGTCCGGCCCTTTGCCGTTGCGGTAGGAACAACCAGCATCCTCAGAGTACCGCTACCGAAGGACGGAACCATGGACAAGAAGGAGCCTGTCAACGTCACACTGTGCATCGAGGACTGGGCGGTCGTCATCAACGCCCTGTCACTCGCCGCAGTCCCGATAGAAACGAAGTCCAGGATCAACACGACGATCTTCGAGTGCGCCAGAGACACCGAGCGCACCCTGTCCTAGCGCGGCAGGAACCCCTGGTACACGAGGATGCCTACCTCGACCAGCAGGATCGCCACCACGATCCACGAGAACCACTGAAACCCCGTCCCACCATTGCCCTTCGCGGCTCTGGCGGGGCGGGGCTTTGTGCGTTGCCGGTGCTGGATACGGAAGAGCCAGGTGATCGACCAACCGGGCCGGTCATCTGGCTCCACCATGACGACTCCTACTCGGTGAGTTCTCCCCAGGCGGCACGAGCCTCGTCGTTGCCGGTCTCGATAATCTCGCGCAGACGGATGCGAAGTTCCGCCAGGGTCATCGTCTCATCCAGTGCCTCCTGGATGCCACGCTGACGAGCGACATAGGCAAGCAATGCCGCCTTCGTCGGCTCACGGCCGAAGTCCTCCCGCAGGAGACCGAACGTGGTGTCCTCGATCTTGCGGACCACCAGCGCCCGCACGTCCATCGCATCGTAGGCGGGCGGGACTTGGATGCTCGCTCGCTTCTCGTGGACCACGCCACCATCGACCTGTGCGGCCACCACGATGTTCAGGTAGCGCACGTCTTCCTCCCGAACTCTCATCGCCGTGTCCCTTCCGGTTCCAGCACTTCTTCGATCTGGCCGTAGGTCTCCATTGCGTCATCCCGCCACTCTTCGAGCAGGGACACCGGGACATCGACGGTGTCGCCGGGGTCAGGGCACTCTGGGCACTCTGGGCATTCCGGGTCGATCGGTGGATGCTTCTCATCCCAGATCGCCTGAGCCATGGCGATGATGCCAGGCACGTCCATGTCTGGTCCCGGACAGATCGTCGCTCCGGGGAGCGCCGTGTTGTGCCCTATGACATGCTCGGCGTCGATTTTGAAGGAGACTGGCACGCCGTCCAACTCGCCACCGTCGAACTCGCGTAACCACGCAATGTCTTCGGCGACCGCTCGACGTGCCAGTTCCGGGATCAACCATGTCGGATCACCGGTCTCGTTGAGAACCTCCCACGCCACAGACCGGCAATTCCAGTCCGGCCCAGTGGACGCGGGCTTGTGACCGGGGCGGATCAGTTCGATCCGCTCACCGCTCGGACGCACGTACCAGGTGGGGCAACTGGACCGATCGTTCTTGTACGAGAAGTAGTCCAACTGGTCGGCCGTCGTGCCGGTGTGATGGATGATCGCCCGGTCGATGACCGGGCTGACGTCGTCGTCACCGCAGAGCGCGCGAGAGGCGGGCGAGCCGTCCTCGTTGTAGCCCAGCGGGGCCTCCAGTCCGATCACCGCCGCTGGGTTCACTGGCAGGTACTCCGGCAAACCTCGTGGATTGTTTGCATTTGGGGGGGTCGGTAAAGTCAATATCTGGTCCAGGCCGTCGGTCGCCTGGGATGTGAAGCCTCCGCTCCATGCCCAGTTGTTGTCGGCCGCGATGCGGAACCAGACGTCGATGCTCTGCACGCTCTCGCCATGTGCCCAGCCGCTCATCTCGACGACCTCGCCAGGGGCGATGGAGTCGATCACGGAGAAGGTGGTGAAGGGGCCGCCACGGACGTTCGTGTCGTTCTCGCCGTTCGTCCGCTCGTCGCTGGCGACCGGAGTGTTCAGGTCCGTGAGGCCGTCCACGTTCTGCGGGTCGAGGTATTTCAGCGAGTAGAACGCTCGCGACTCGACGCCACGAAGCCAACGAATCTCGCCCTCGACGGACTGGCCGTTGATCCAGCCGTCGAAGTTGCCAATCGCGCCGACGTCAAGAGAGGCGATGACGGCACTCGTGGTGTTGGGCTCCTGCCGCCCATTGACGTAGGTGAGCGCCTTGCGCTGGTGTGGTTCGAGAGCGACCGGAGCATTGAGGTCCGTGAGGTCGTGCGAACTGACCTCGGTGAAGCCACCGGACCAGAACCACCGGCCCGACGTGCCCCGATACCAGAGGTTGTTGCCGCTGACGTTCTCGCCGTACGCCCAGCCGTCGAAGTTGCCCACGGTCCACGGTGCAAGAGCGTCACCGACAGGCGGGTTCGCCGTCGAGGGATCGCCGCGACCGTTCGCTGAGTTCGCTCCCACCTGGCGCTGATTCGGCGCAAGCACGGCGGGGCCCACGAAGGGCGCGAAGTCGATCGTGCAGGACGAGCAGAACGAGTAGTAGTGGCCGTCCCAGAGCGTCTGATGCAGGTGGGGACCGTAGTACCAGTCATCCCCATAACCGGACGCCCCCGACAGACCGATCTGCTGGCCAGCGCTCACGCGCTGTCCGTTGCTCACCCAGATTTCGCTCATGTGCAGAGCGCGGGTACGGCGTCCGTCGTCCATGTCGATCGCGCAGTAGCGGCCGGTGCCGCCACCGTTCGAGTGGTTGACGTCTACGACGGTTCCGTTCCCAGGCGCATAGATCGGGGAGCCGTAGCCACACGCATAGTCCGTGCCCGGTTCCGACGATGGGGTTGGCCGATCCCGGTGACACTGCCACGAACAGGAGACGTAGTCGGTGTTCGTGGGGAGCACATAGGGCATGTCAGACCTCGGGCGGGGTCTCGCTGGCCATGTCGGCCACGCTGTTGTACGTCATTGTTGTTCCCTTCCCGCTCTGGGCACCTTGCCCACTTTCAATCCACTCGGTACGAAGCCATTGCGCTGAAATCCACCAGCGGGTTCGCGATAGTTGCAGTCTGCGTGGCATCCGGGACAACTGCCGTGAGGCTCACCGTCCCGTCCTCCCGCATGCTGATCGCCGCCAGCGGGCCAGCGGGGCCGATGGAGAACGCCACGACCATCCCTGCGGGTGGTCGAAACTTCGCCGGAACGTTGGAGAACATCAGTGCGTTTGCGACGTTGCCGTTCGTGGGGACTTGGAATGTGCCAGCCGCCGCCCTGGCGTTGCCGATCACGAACTCCACCGCATGTCCGACTCGCCGCGCCTTGATCCCCTTCCACCCAGCCGAGTCGGGGAAGTATGACCAGCCGGGAGCCCACGTCACTGCGGCAGACAGGTCAACCCATCCGCCACTGCCACCCCCACCGCCGCCACCGGCGGCGTTGATCAGACGGCGCTCAACAGTGGTCAGCCGGAACTCGAAGTCTCTCAGCAGACCTTGGAGCGTCTTGTCTCTGGGCGGGAACGCCATGATCTGGTCAGCCGACCTCGCTCGCGACCAAGCGGCCGATCCAGAAGTCGCCGACGCGGCGAATCTCAATCCAGTCCAGGTTGCCCGGAGTGGTGGACAGCACCGGCGGGGTCCCGCCAGGCCACTTCACTTCGGCGGGCCAGGTCACCGTGTTGCCGGTGCCGTCCTGGCGGATCAGGATGGTCGCGTAGTCGCCAGGCGTAGCGGGCAGAGCAATGCTGTCCACGTCCTCTGTCAGTGCCAGCACGACCACGGCCCCTGGGTGCGCGAAGCCGATGTCGATCGGCCCTACGTCATCGTGAATCCGCTCATACGATTGCAGGTTGAGCGTGACGAGGAACGGATCGGACGCATTGCCGGTTCCCGTTACTGCCAGGCCAGAGCCCGCCTGGAATGTGCAGTTGCAGGACGATCCTGCACAGGAGCACCTAGCCATGGCGTACTTCCTCTCTACGGTTCCGGTGGTTCATCCGGGTCGTCGTGGTGCGTGGTCGGGGTGAGCACAACCTGGACCGTCTCACCATCAGGGGTCTCGGTCACGGTGACCAGGTCCAACTTCTGCATCTGGCTGAGTTGCCTCGCGTTCAGCGTAGCGAGCACCGGCATCTGAACACCCGGAACCAGGTGGTTGATCGTCAAGGTGTCGGTGAGCCGGATGCCGGAGTTGTCCGGAACTCGAACCTCGACAGGCACCGGACTCCGGCCCGCGATAGCGCGTTGCGCCTGGGAGTTCAGTTCCTCCTGCGTGGGCTCGTTGGTGCCTTCCTCGTTGAACGCGGTGTGTATCTTCGTCCATGGCCCGTAGTAGCCGCTCGGATTGCTCGCCTCGCCGTAGGCTCCGCTCTCCGCGATGACGATTGCTCGGGTGGCGAGGTCGGCACCGTACGCGGTGATGATCACTTCGCTGAGGAAGTCATTGTCGGTGAGCATGCGCGTCCGACCCAGGTGCTCGTCCACGTCCCAGAAGTGAATCGCTCGTCCGACGCAGGTGTAGTCGATGCCGCTGTAGTGAGCCATGTGGGCGATGTGCTCACCCACGGTCATCTCATAGGGCTTGGTGTATGCGGTTGTCCTCGGCTCACCGGCAACGTGGTGATAGACCACGTGAGGCAGGACGTTGATCGGCGGCGTGAGGCTCTCCCAGACCTGCATCTCGTAGTTCATGATGTTCTTCACCCGGTTCAGAATCTCGGTGGGCTGGGAGTAGATCACGACCGGATCGCCGTTGGTGTCGTAGTCGGCACGCATCCGGTTGTCCCACTCCTTCGTGAGCGGGGTTCCGAAGACGTACTGCATCACGTCATGAGCGTTGATTTCGACATAGGTCGAGTGCCAGCCAACCCGCCAGACCGGCCCCTCCCAGACTCGATCGTCGCCCCGATAGATCACCATCTCAGATCGCATCGGCTCGATCGCCGCGAGAATCTTGGCCTGCGCCGAGCAGGCCGACCCCTCGATCCGCACATCGCACTCGCTGACACCGTCGCGGTCTCGCCGCCAGATGACCTCGGACACGTCGAGCAGTTGCGCGACACGCAACATCCCGCCTCGGTCGAAGATGTAGACAGTGTGCTGGTCGATGCACCGCCCCCCGTAGACTCCTGTCGCCACGTCAGCCCCTCGTTGTCGCGAATGCCTCGACGTCGATGTTGCCTTCGGGTGCGTTGATCGGAACCTCCAGAGAGACAAGGTACGAGATTCCGCACGACAGAATGGGCCACGTTGCGGGAGTACCACCCGTACCGTACAGCAGATGATCTGCGGACAGCGCCGACCCGCCGTTGACCTCAGCCCACGCCCGCTGGCTTACTCCGTCCAGGGTCAGGACCGTGTGCGCCGGAAGGTACGCGATGATCTGCTCGGCGCACCAGGAGTTCCGGTCGATCTGGCTGGCGTCGAGGGAGAACGGGTTGGGGTAGAACCGGATGCGGACCTGGCTGGCTGACACCGAACCGCTCTTGACGTGCAGGGTCAGCACCGTGGACAACCAGTCGGAGACATTGATCGACGGGATATGCACGTAGTACAGACGCCAGACGCCCACATCGACGATGCAATCGCTGGGGATGTTGGGAGGGCGTGGTGGCGCTGGCGGCACCGTACATCCGGCGGTAGCGAGCAGGTCCGGGACCTCCCCCAGGGTCCCCGGTCCCGCCTGGGAGACGGGGGTTCTGGTGGACACGCTGGCGTGCGGCGCACCGTCCCATTCATAGATGAACTCGGGGGTATCGAGCGTGTCGCCGTCGAAGTACGGGAACTCTTCGTTCAGGGAAATCATCACGGCATCGAGTTCGATCAGGTCGCCACCCTGCCACTTCACCCATCCAGTCCCGGCCACGTCGGTCGCCCGCATCGCGGCGAACTCCGCACCAGCGGGGGCAACTCCCGACACCGTGAGCAGGTTCCAGGCTCCGACCGTCATCACCGCGCCCGTGCCGACGGTATAGGACAGCACCGCCCCGCTGGCATCCAGCCAGGCCAACTCCCCG